GGACAAATCGACGACGCAGTTAAACCCTACACAGTGCGTGAGGGGGTCCGACCGAAAATTGGCCGACAGAGACTCATCACAATGGGCGTGGACCAAGGCAAGACTTCCTACTGGGTTATCTGCGAGTGGTTTGTGGATCGTTTCTCCAACGATCTCAACGTCTCCGCCAAGTGTAAGATTCTCGCCTTCGGCAAGTTCCTGGATTATGACTGGGCGCAATTACAGGAATTGATGGTCGAGTGGCAAGTCATGGCCTGTGTCGTTGACGCTGATCCTGAAATCAATGAAGCTCGGCGGTTCGCTAAGAACTATCCGGGCTTCGTCTATCTGTGTCGCTATCGCAGCGGTAAGGTGGGCAAAGAAATTGCAATCAGCGAAGAGGACACTTATGCTCCTATCGCTACTGTTGACCGAACGAACTGGATGTCAGCGAGTCTTGGTCGTTTCAAGACACAAAGAATCGAAGTCCCTGCGGACATCACGCTTGAATTCCGAGAGCAACTAAAGGCTCCCGTCCGAACTTACGAGAAAGATTCGCACGGTAATCCCGTGGCGGTTTTTGTTGAGACTGGCCCGGACCATTTCGCGCATGCCTTTACATATAGTGAAATCGCTTTACCTTTAGCGGCTTCGATTACTACCGGTGAGTCTGTCGGGAAATTTCTGTGATGAAGCGTCGTTGTCCTAGATGCGGAAGATCGAAAAGACGCGGGTTGTTCCATAAGAACAAAACACGCCCTGGAAATATCTCCATCTACTGCAAGCGGTGTACTGCTGATTGTCAAACAAAGTACACAGCATTGCAGCAGCATGATTTCTACTTGAAATCAAAATTCGGCATCAGTCTTTGCGATTACGAAAAGTTGCTGAAGAAGCAGCGTGGACGTTGTGCAATTTGTCGCACCGCCACACCGGGAACCAACACCATACACTTTGCTGTCGATCATTGTCATAAGACAGGAATGATTCGAGGGCTGCTGTGCCAAAAGTGCAATCGTGGTCTGGGTCATTTTGATGACCGACCAAAGTTGTTCGACAAGGCCGCCGAGTATTTGAGGAAAGCCAATGGCAACAACCACCCAAGCACCACTCCGCCTGATTGATAGTCGCCACCCGAGTTTCTTTTCGGGGTGGATGGACTGGGAGCGATGGAGACTTGTCTATCGAGGGGGTCCAGAGTTCAGGGAACGCTATCTTCGCAAGTTTAACTCACGAGAAGACGACACCGAGTTTCAGGAACGAAAAGACCTGACTCCTGTTCCGTCCTTCGCCAAGGCCGTGCTGAATGAAATTCGCAATGCGATTTTCCAGCGGCTAGGTGACGTGGTTCGACGAAACGGGACCGATGCCTACCAGAAAGCTGTCGCAGGCGAAACTGGCGGCGTTGATCTGCGTGGCTCGTCGATGAACTTCTTCTTGGGTGACAAGATTCTCACCGACTTGCTCGTGATGGGAAAAGTCGGCGTGTACGTCGATGCCCCGGAGATCACTAACATCCCCACACTAGCAGATGTTGGTAATCGGCGTCCGTACCTCTATAGTTACGCCGTGGAAGACATACTGAACTTCAACTCGTCTAAGCCCGAAGAGCCGAGCGAGTTCAAGTCCATCTTGCTTCGAGACACGGTGCTCAATTATGACATGCTGACGTTGCTACCCTTGGACTACACCCAGCGGTTCCGTCTCGTGTACATCAATCAGGAAACAGGGTTCGTGAATGTTCAATTCATGGACCCGAACGGTGACAAGATCAGTCGGGATGGTGAGCTTGGCGGTGGTCCTGTCGAATTGAAAATCACACGCATCCCCTTCGTGATGCTCGATATTGGTGACAGCCTGCTGAAGGATGTCGCCGAGTATCAGATTGCGTTGCTCAACATTCTGTCTAGTGACGTTAGCTACGCTATTCGGTCGAACTTCCCGTTCCTTACCATCCAGCGTGATCCTCGTGCGGCTGGTGGACACTTGAAAGCAGCCAACACGGACGGTTCGGCGCAAACGGGCGGCCAGGGTGCTGCACCGGAAGTCATGCGAGTCGGACCGACCTACGGCCGATATTACGACAAAGACACTCTGCCACCGGAGTTTATCGCTCCACCTTCTGAGCCGTTGCAGACCAGTATGGCTCTACGGAAGGAAATGGAGCAAGACATCCGCAAGCTGGTCAACCTGTCAGTACAGGGGCTTGCGGGTCGGGCTTCGGCAGAGTCGAAGTCAATGGACAACCAAGGACTAGACGCTGGTTTATCTTTCATCGGTCTAATCCTGGAAGGTGCCGAACGTCGCATTGCCGATTTCTGGGCTTCCTACGAAGAGCGAGAACCCACAAAGCGGAAGATCGCTTCGGTTAAGTATCCCGACCGGTACTCACTGAAGACTGACAAGGATCGAATTGAGGAAGCCAGTAAGCTGGCCGAATTGATCGCTGCTGTTCCGAGCCGTATAGCCCGGAAGGAAATCTCTAAGAACTTCACTCATGTTCTGCTGCAAGGCAAAATCAAAGTGGACATCTTGGACAAAATCTCCGACGAAATTGATTCTGCTCCGTACACGACAAGTGACCCGGACACCATCATTAAAGCTCGTGACGCTGGTATCGTTGGCGACCAAACCGCTTCTATGGCTCTCGGCTTCGAGGATGACGAATACCTCCAGGCTCAGAAGGACCATATTAAGCGTGCCCAGGAAATCGCAAAGGCTCAAGGCGTAGCCAAGGCTGAAAGTGATCCTGGTGCTCGTGGTGTTGATGACTTGTCGGCCGATCCCCAAGCTGCGGCTAAGGAAAAGGCTGAGAGCAGGAACACCGATCTGAAAGTCTCAACCAAGAAGCCGGTTCGCGGCGAAGGTAAATAAGCATGGACATCCAGAAAGAAGCCGTTGAAGAATTCTTCTCCGGCCACGCCGTCATCGGCTCAACCGCCGTCAAAGCCGGCATCCAACGTCGTTGTGTCAAGGGAGTCTATCTAAAGGCCGACCTTGGCAATACCGACAATGTTTATGTCGGACACGCTGAAAGCGTTGCTGCTGGCGGCTTCTTGCTCGACGCGGGCGAGGAAGTTTTCATTCCCATCGACTCACTCGACAAGGTGTGGGTTTACGGCGGGGCCGCCTCGCAAGGGTATTCCTTCATCGCAATCTAAGCGACATCAACGGTTCAACAACTACATTAGATAACATCTAATGTTTAATAGCGAGAAACAAACATGGCACAATTTGCCCGACCTTCTGTGGACACACTCAACGATAACTGGCAAGAGGATGACGGTGGAACTACCGACATCTTTGACCAGATTGACGAGTCTGTAGCCGACAATGCGGATTTTATTCGCACACAATTAACTCCGACCAGCGACGTGTATGTTACCAAACTTACGACGGTGGAAGACCCGCTTCTTTCAACGGGTCACGTAGTTCGGTATCGCTACGCTAAGAATGCAGCGGGCGGTGACGCAATTGACTTGATTGTTCAACTCCGTCAAGGGTATGTGAATGAAGGCACACCGGGTACGTTGATCGCCAGTGCTTCGCATAGCGGTATCTCGGAAACCTTCACCGACGGAACGATCAACTTGTCCGGCGCTGAAGCCGATGCAATCACCAACTATGCAGACCTTTATCTGCGATTTGTTGGTAACAAACCATAATGGCACTCAAAGCTGATCTTGTGGCGTCCACTAATGCCGCTATCGCCGTAAATTTAGCGGCACGTCAAGCGGTGGTCGCATCAGAAAGAGCGCGCATCATCGCGGAAGTAACTGCTGTAGCGGCCTTGGGATTCTCCGAAGCAATTTTTGAGTTGACCGGAGTTTTGACTAACGACCCCGTTGTGACTGATCTCATCAGTTACTTTACGTCTGAGAGTATCACGATTCAAGCCCAAAATTCTGGTGGCGGGCAGGCTCGTGTTCGCATAATCTGGATACCCTAACATGGCCGATAATTTTCCACTCACTCCCGGCATTGGTCGAAATGCGGCTACTGATGAAGTCACGTATAGCGGGGACACATCGGACGTGCAACTTGTGCGACCAGTTCTTGTCACAGGAGCCGAAGGCAGTAAAACCGTCGTTGAATTGACTGGAGATACCGCCAACGGCCTGGATGTTGATGTCACTAGACTGCCATCGTTGGTGGCTGGTGATGCTAATATCGGCAATGTCGATGTTTTGACAATGCCAGCTATCACTGGGGCGGTAACGGCTAATGCGGGCACCGATCTCAACACGTCAGCCTTAGCCCTGGAG